AGGTTCGAATCCTGGGCGAGGGACCAAATACGGGAGTATAACTTAACGGCTAAAGTAGCTGGCTTTTAACCAGTTAATCAGGGTTCGATTCCCTGTGCTCCTACCATATAAAAACACATTGCTCACCTATTGTAGGGCAGTCAGCGAAGGGTCCGATAAGTTCTAGACGAAGCGGAACAAGTAGGCGACAAGTAGTGTGTTTCTATATGGTTAATGTTATCTGCAGGTAGCATCCATATTGGGGAGTAATTAACCTCAAGAACTCGTAGTCTTCTAATCGGTTAAGAAAGCCTCGCTATAAGGGGCGAATGCAGGTTCGAGCCCTGCCTACAATGAGTTTGCCATATAAAAACACACTTTCAATCTGAATTGACAGATACAAACAACCAAGGGGATCCGCTGGATTCATTCCAGGTGCATCCTGAATTGACAGGAACATGGTTGTAAGGGGAGCCGAGTGTGTTTCTATATGGTGATGTAGCTCAGTGGTAGAGCGGCTGCTTCATACGCAGTTGGTCGTTGGCTCGATTCCAACCTTCACCACCAGATTTCGGTCCTTAGTAAAATGAATATTACACAACGCTACGAACGTTGAAGTGGTGGGTTTGATTCCTCCAGGACCGGCCAGATATGCAGTTGTTAGTTTAGTGGTAAAACCGCGGGTTGTGATTCCGCTGTCAAGGGTTCGATTCCCTTACTTCTGCCCAAATTAAATGCCAGCGAGACTTGGAAGTCAGAGAGGCCTTATACACCTTTTAGCGCCAGATTAGCGTTCTTGAGAAGGTTCGATCCCTTCCGCTGGTACCAGTAATGCAACTTTAGCTGATGTGGTCATAGCGGCGGTTTGAAGCACCGTTGAAAGAGGTTCGATTCCTCTAGGTTGCACCAAATTATTTCTGAGTGTATGATAGTGGTAGTCGCCGAGTTTTGGAAGCTCGTAGTGCAGGTTCGATTCCTGCCACTCAGACCAAGTTTTGCTGATGTGGCACAGTGGTAGCGCACTTCCTTGGTAAGGAAGAGGTCGTGAGTTCGATACTCACCATCAGCACCAAATAGCTAGTTGACAATTGGTTGGTCTTCAGAGATAATGGGGATAAGAAACAAAGGATGATGCCCCGGTCGGTGGTCTGTAAAACCATTACCTCAAGAGATCGGAAGTCAGGTTCGTGGAGCGTTACCATCATCATCCACCAAGATCCCGTTACCATTTTCGTTAAAATGGCGTTTGATTAACGAGAGAGATCCGGTGGCAGAAGACCGTTAGCGAGAGAAATACTCAGACTCTGATAGGCAGAATCCTAACTGCACACAGACACCTAGAATAAAATGGATGGACAGAGTAACTGCTCAATTAGGGGCTTGTGTGGAAACAAGTAGCCTATTCTAATAAAAAGGTCTTAATGGAGGAATATCCGGTGCAAGACTTTAAACTAGCACAAACAGTCTCTGAATGTTTGCTGATTTTAACTGCGCCAATAAAATTAGCACGAATTTGGTGCCAAAGTGTTCATGGACGCACACGAGCCTGTCACGCTCGAAGAAGGAGATCGTTACTCCTTGGCACCGCCAAGTTTAGCCAATTAGCTCAGGGGTAGAGCAACGTCTTGATAAGGCGTGGGTCGGTGGTTCGAAACCACCATTGGCTACCAAGTTTTGGGCTGGTAGTGATAATGGGAGCACAGGGGCTTTGCAAGCCTTTAGTCGGGGTTCGATCCCCCGCCGGTCCACCAATAGGATAAGTATGGATTATGTTGTAACTTTTGTAGCAATGTTCTTTGTTGATATTATTTTTGCTTACTACTTGAAAGCAGTAGGTAATGATAAAGCAGTGAGGGCTGGTCTTTGGGCATCGGTAATTGTATTGCTCAATGTTGTTGCTGTAATTAGTTATACAGAGAATCATTATATGATCATTCCTGCAGTACTTGGCGCTTTTGCTGGTACGTTTGTTGGAGTGAGGCATAACAGGTTGACTCGCGTTGATTGATCGCGTATAATGGGACAAGTAATCAATCACATGCTCCGGTCGTCTATCGGTTAGGACGCTGCCCTTTCAAGGCGGAAAGAGGGGTTCGATTCCCCTTCGGAGTACCATTTGTTTAGTGTTATCAAGGTATCGTTACAGGACGCTGTAACTATGCGGGCCCAACCGGCCGGGAACGGGTCCTGATATAACTGCATCGGCTTTGACTGGGAAGCACCCAATGTCTAAATTTGCACGGTAGCACTAAACAAATGGTAAGGAGTTACAAATGAAAGTTGCGTTAGCTAGTGATGTCCATTTAGAATTTGGACCAATCAGTTTAGAAAATACAGAGGGTGCAGATGTCTTGATTCTATCAGGTGACATTTGTGTGGCCAAAGATATTTTGAAGAGAGATGACGATGGAATATTTGACAGGTTTTTCCGCTCTAATACAATCCATACGTTCTTTCAAGAATGTTGTCAGCGATTCCCTCAAGTGGTATATGTCATGGGAAATCATGAACATTATCACGGTGATTACAATAACACTATTGCAATTCTTCGTGATCGGCTTGGTTATTTGGTCAATCTTCATATCTTAGACAAAGAGATGGTTCAGTTGGGTGGAGTGTCATTTATTGGTGGTACATTGTGGACTGATATGAACAAAGAAGATCCAAACACTATCTACGCAATCAAAGGTATGATGAATGACTTTCGTTGTGTGACTAATTCAAAGAATGTAACTTACTTCCGTGATGCGGATGGTAATTCACACGAACGTGTTGCTAAGTTTGCACCTGAAGAAGCAGTTGTCGACCATAAAGAAATGTTAGAATATATCAGATTAATGGTTGAAGGTAAGTTTGATCAGAAGTTTGTTGTTGTTGGCCACCACTGTCCCAGTAAGTTGTCAACCAAACCTCAGTATGAGAAAGATGTTATTATGAATGGTGGATACAGTTCAGACTTGTCTGAATTTATTCTAGACTATCCACAGATCAAGCTGTGGACTCATGGTCACACTCATCATAAGTTTGATTATATGATTGGTAGCACACGTATTGTGTGTAATCCAAGAGGATATATAGACTACGAGCCCGAGGCTTATAACTTCGAGCTCCAGTTTATAGAAGTTTGAGTCCATGTATAGCGCATTGCTCCGGTAGAGCAATCTAGGTGAAGGCGGCGGACTGTTAATCCGTGAAGCGTGGTTCGAATCCACGTACCGGAGCAATGCGCTATACCAATCCTTGCAAGGTTCGAAATTATAAATAATTCGAACCAATGGAGGAAGCATGGACTATAAAGATAAAGAATATCATCGTCAGAAGTCTCGTGAACATTATTTAAAATACAAAGAGAAATATGATGAGCGTAATAAGCAACAAAAAGAAAAAACTAAACAAACAATTTTAGAACATAAAAAGTCTGGATGTATAAGCTGTAAAGAAACTGATCCAGTTTGTTTAGATTTTCATCACCTTGGTGGTAAAGATGCTGTCGTATCTCAGATGTTGGGGTACAATGAGGAAAGAGTTTTGAAAGAGATTGCAAAGTGTGTAGTTTTATGTGCCAATTGTCACAGAAAAGTACATGCTGGAGTTTTAAATTTGCCCTATTAGTATAATGGTATTACACCTGTTTTGTAATCAGGTTACGGCAGTTCGATTCTGTCATGGGGCACCAAATAAATGTTGACCTACTTAAAAAAGTATAGTACAATGGAAGAATGAATGGGAGCTTAGTCTCATCAAGATAAGTGTGGTGACACACCCAAAGCGGTATCCTCCTACAGGACTGCGCCAGAGATGGTCTATCTAAGCAAGCCTGCTCACTGGGGCGACCCAGCGTTCACTTATAAGACGGGTGGATGTAACAATGAAGCAAGTGTTGTGGAAAGAATTAGTGATTTAAGCGCCGAAAGGAAACGCAAGTCGCTAGAGAGTAACAGGTGGTGCTGACCTCACAACAAAACCAACTCGCCAACTGGTATGAGAAAGGGTAGTGTAGTATGTCCGAGGGGTCGCACCTAAGGGCTAGTGCGCAGTGTTAATGGTTAGTGGATCTAGTAATAGAGACACCGATCGTGAAATACGACTGAGTAGCTCGCGAGGCAAAAGGTACGTGGTGTGTTGTATTGTGTATGTCAAAAACGTATGCAGCAACTGAGTCAGCACATCGCAGTAGGTTGTTATAGGCTAATGGTAGGCCATTTCTCTTGTAAAGAAACGACTGTGGGTTCGATCCCCACTAACATTAAAACGCAAAGACTGACTCGGTCATATGTGAAAGGCATCTAATACTTGGGCCGCAAGGTAATCAAGTCAGACGTAACTCGCAAGGTGAAATCTGTTTATGCTGGAAGTTTCGTAAGGTGTTAGCGCACCTGAATGGCTCGCAAGGTCAACGGGATAGATGGCGTAGAATATCATATGATGATAAGACTACTGCCTGTCTTTAAAAACGGCGATGTTGGCAACAGACTTAGATACCGTAAGGGTTTAAGTGGAAGTCGGAAGAAAGCATGCTCGCAAGGTGTGTAATAATGTCCGAGGTGTTGTTAGGTTAGGATGTATTCTCAGTCCGCCACTTTATATAAAAGCACATTCATTATGGTATCCGGTACGAAAGTAAATTTAGCCGAGTGTGCTCTTATATAAATTATCCGTGTGTAGCTCAGCCTGGTAGAGCCCTGCGTTTGGGACGCAGTTGTCGCATGTTCGAATCGTGTCACACGGACCATTTTATTATTATCGCCCCGGTGACGGAATTGGTATACGTGTTGGTCTTAGAAACCAAATTTTAGGAGTTCGAGTCTCCTCTGGGGCACCAATTTAAATATAAAGATTCTGGGTCCTTAGTTTAAAAGCAGAACACCCTCCTTACAAGTGGGATACGGCGGAGCGTTACCGTCAGGACCTACCAGTTGACTAATGTGATTGTTCTCTATATAATCACTTTGTGGGTATGATGTAATTGGTAAACGTACCAGACTTAAAATCTGGGTTCTGTGGGTTCGAGTCCCACTACCCACACCAAGGAGTTTAGAATGGCAAAGATGGAATTGACGCGTGAGCAGATTGAAAAGTTCGTTGAGATATATGAACACTTCCATGAGATACAGTGTTTCAATGTTGAGCATACGGAAGACGGCCAGATCATTGTCTCATTCAATCTCAACGATGTAACATTTATCAAAGACCCAGTAAAGGCTGTTGATCCAAAGAAGTTCGTACTAGATTCCAAACTAAATTAAAACCAGTAAATTAATTCTAGCGTTCGTATAATGGACAATACAGGAAGCTTCTACCTTCTAAATGGGAGTTCGATTCTCTCACGCTGGACCAGTAATAAGGAAGCATATGTCAGACGGTGGTAAAGGGTCAAGTCAAAGACCTACCGATAAAAAGAAATACGACGACAATTACGATAAGATATTTGGTAAGAAAAAAGAAGAGAAGAAATAACGCGGGGTTGGCATAGTGGTTGTGTTCTAGCCTTCCAAGCTAGCTAGAGGGGTTCGAATCCCCTACCCCGCTCCATATGTTGTCTATTGTTATGATAGAAACAATCAATTGAAAATGTGATGTGATACAGTATACATATTAATCGTGTATACAATTAAGGAGATAAAATGTCTATTACACTTAAGAACTTAGAGAGTGCATTGGCTGGTGAGTCAATGGCGCATATCAAATATCGATACTTTGCAAAGATTGCTCGTGAAGAAGGTTTCGAAGATGTTGCTAAACACTTTGAACACACAGCAGATCAAGAGATTGTTCATGCATGGGGTCATTTGGAATTGTTGATTGGTAAGCCATCGACCAAAGAGTGCTTGCAAAAAGCAATCGACGGTGAGACTTATGAGTTTACAGAAATGTATCCTAAAATGAAATCTGAAGCTGAGGTTGAAGGTAACCAAGAAGCTATTCGTGAAGCGATGCACCAAATTGCAGAATCCAAGACACACGCTGAAGAATTCCGTACTGTTCTTGATAAAGCAGAGAAGAGATTTGCGGCTTTGGTCAAGATTGAGAAACGTCATGCTGCTGCATATCAAGCCAAGCTTGATTCAGTTACATTCCCAGTGATTTAATAAGGAGAATATAATGGATCACATTTGTGTTGTTTGTGGGCATGTCCACGATGAAGAATTAGAAGGTAAATGGGAAGAACTCGCAGAAGACTACCTCTGCCCAGAATGCGGATGTAGTAAAGAAGATTACATGGAGATGTAATTAATTAACTATAAATAGAATCATGAGAAATTTAATCCTTACACTTGATAGCACCGGTTACCCAAACAATTGGATGAGTTGGCAAGACGCTGTTTTGCTAAAGTGCAAAGGATTGATTGCATGGGAATTCGGTGACGAGGAGTACACTTTCAGAGGTGGTATTTCTCGTATCACCGGTGAGCAGTCCCATGTTGAAGTCTCTTCAATCATTGCTCTCAAGTCTAAATTCAAATACGAAAAAAGAACCCCAGTATTCTCTAACAGAAACTTATTTAGAAGAGACTTGCATACCTGTGCTTATTGCATTAAGTCATTTGGGGACACAGATTTAACCAAAGATCACATTCATCCAGAATCTAGAGGTGGCCCAACCTCTTGGATGAACTGTGTGACAGCATGTAAAAAATGCAACGGCAAAAAGGATGATAGAACACCAGAAGAAGCCAATATGCTTCTTGCTTATGTTCCGTACGTCCCTGATAGAGCTGAGGCACTCGTACTACAAAACAGAAATATTTTAGCAGACCAGATGAAATTCTTGTTGAACTTTATTCCTAAACATAGTAGAGTGTGGGCATCGGTTTAACTTAAATAAGGATAATAATGAGTAAATACTTGTCTGATGCAATACGTGAGAAGATGAAAGCAGATGGCCATAGATTCTTCGCTTGTGATAATATTTCTAAGTACCTTCCAGAAGAATCTAAGCCAGAGCTAATCAAAGAGCTTACTGACAAGTTTCAAGGTGTCCTTAGTTCATTATTGATTGACACAGACAACGACCCTAACTCTAAAGATACAGCTAAGCGACTTGCTAAGATGTATGTCTATGAGTTGATGGCGGGCCGGTTTGAGCCAGCTCCTAATACTACATCTTTTCCTAATGAGGGTGAGAACCGATTTGAGGGAATGTTAGTTGCACGTGCTGAGCTTCGCTCTATGTGTTCTCATCATCACCAGCCTGTCAAGGGTGTTTGCTATATTGGTATCATTCCTACAGGCCGTGTGATTGGTCTCTCCAAGTATGTCCGTATTGCTCAGTGGTGCAGTCGTCGTGGTCAGTTGCAAGAAGAACTTGTTAACCAGATTGCACGTGAGATTATGAAGGCAACTGATACAGAAAACGTTGCTGTCTATATTGAAGCAACACATGGGTGTATGGATAACCGTGGTGTAATGGCTCACTCTTCTATGACTCAGACATCTGTTGTTCACGGTCTATTCCATAACGACAGTGTTAAGCAAGAGTTCTTCTCTAATATTAAGATGCAAGCGTTAAAGTGTTGACTTTGCAACTTGGTTTAATTATAATAGTGGAATGAGAGATTTATCAACATTTGCTAAAGAAGTATGGGCTGCAAAAAGTATTGAAGCTAAGAAGAGTGCAATGCTCGTCTTATTGGATCAGTTTCAACACAAGGATAAAATCCAGCAGTTCATTGATGAGGTTAACACCACTACCTCATCTACTCGTCTCGACTTCTTAGCATCTAATCTCTACTTACGAGACGGCGATCCGGTGATTTGATTTTTAACTTTTAAAGGAATTAGTATGACACAGCATGATAAATTGATTGGCTTCTTCAACTCTGGTAAAGAGATTACCCACCGTCAAGCCGCAGGTTTGTTTGGTGTTACCAACTTGTCAGCACGCGTTGCTGAGTTGCGTGAACGTGGCTACTCTATCTACACTAACAAGACTAAAAATGGTAAGACAGCTTACCGTCTTGGTACTCCTTCTAAGCGTATGGTTGCAATGGCATACGCATTGGGTGGTACACAAGTATTTGCCTAATTTGGTGAACTGAATATGCCAGCCCTCTTTTGATTGGGCTGGCTTTTTTTTATTATGGAGATTGATATGCAACGATTGACAAAGAAGTGGACACCTACTCTCGTTGAGGCGTACGGTGACGGAGTACAAAAAGCACGCCAAGCTGAACTGCTTGTGATCGAAGCTTTTGCTGGATGGGGATATGAAGTTATTGACCGTGAATCAGACTTCCAAAGCCAAAAGCATGGTATTGATATTGAGATCAAGAAACCAGGCTGGAAGAATTTCTATTCCATAGACGTTAAGTCAAATATGAACAAGTACGGAACATTCTACGTGGAAACAAAGAATGATGGTTGGTTGCGTGCAGCTAATAAAACAAGCGATCGCATTTGCCACGTATGTGTTGAAACAGGATGGATTGCCTGGTATGCTCGCGAAGATATGATTAAGTGGTTGCGAGATAACGGCCATCTTCGGGAAGGTTTGTTTGAGGTTACAACACGTCATAAACTAAACTTTATAAACAAAAGAAAGGTTGGATAAATGACTAAATCATTTATTTGGGTCACCTTCCAGAAAGAAGGAATCCACAAGTACCCTGCAGCAGCTACAGATCCGAAGCTTGCTGCAGTATCATTCCTGGGCAATGAACACCGCCACATCTTCCATTTCAGAGTAGAATTAGAAGTGTTTCATGATGACCGAGATGTTGAATTTATTTTATTGAAACGTGAGTTGGAAAGCCTATATAATAAAGGCACCCTGCAACTCAACCATATGTCATGTGAGATGTTGGCAAATGAACTTGCTGTATACATCAAAGAGACTTATCCAAGACGTGATATTCGTATTGAGGTCAGTGAAGATGGTGAGAACGGTTGCCGAGTTTACTTTGATAATGTGTATGATGATTGGAAATAAATATGGCTAACTTTTGTCACATCGCCCCCATCCCCCATCTCGATCTCGTATCCGGTGCACCAGCACACCTGGCGCTAGCTCACCTTGTTGAGACTAGCGACCTGTATACAAACTTCTACCTAAAAGAAAAAGAAAACGGATCGACAGTTATACTTGACAACTCTGCATTTGAGATGTATAAGCAAGGTCGTCCAATGTATGACTCTGTCCAGTTGATTACAATGGCTCAGCGAATCAAAGCTGACTATGTTGTTATGTCCGACTACCCTAACGAAAAGGGTGCCAAGACAATCAATGCAGCAGAGATCATGGCCCCTCTTTTGAAGGAAAAAGGATTCGGTACTTTCTTCTGTCCTCAGTCTAAGATTGGTGATGCAGAAGATTTGTTTGCTGGATTCAACTGGGCAGCTCAGTCTTCTTTGGTTGACTATATTGGCGTGTCAATTCTCTCAATTCCAAATGCGTACGGAGTAGAGAAGGGTAACAAACTGCAACGGTTTGTTAGTCGGTTTATGTTCATGCAAGATCTACAGGACTCGGGTATCCTTGATACTGCTAAGATGAACGGTAAGAAGATTCACTTGCTTGGTATGTTGGATGGTCCTAATGAGATTCGTTTGATGTCTCAGTTTGCTGAGTATATCGATACGTGGGATAGCAGTGCAGCTATTTGGTATGGTCTTCATGCTGGTAAGATGTTCGATGCTTCTCCTACGGGTATCTTGGAAGGGAAGTACGAGGAAGAAGTTGACTTTAATTATGCTGGTAACATACAGAAAGCGTTGACTGCAAAGACAAATAAAGAGACAATAGACGAACTAATGCTCCTCTATTTACCAGAAGTCACTCGCAATGAGGACTGGTTTGTTACTGAAGAAGATGCTCTATGAAATATCGATATAACGAAGCAAAATATCTAAAAGAGTTGACGGACTATGTTGATCAAACATATGGTCAACATTATGTCGCTAAAGATATTCAAGTAATTGATATCTGGCAATCAATGGACTCTCTTGATACAACTGCAAGAGATACTGCTATCAAGTATCTTTGCCGGTATGGAAAGAAAGATGGTAACAACAAGAAAGACCTATTGAAAGCCATGCACTATATTATTTTAATGATGTATGCTGAGGACAGTATACAGAAGGGTGAACAACAATGATCCACATTCTAGGAGAGAAGTCAAACTCTAGATTAACAGCTGTACAAGACGGCGATAGTCAACCTAATGCGATTGACCTGAGACTTGGTAAGGTGTTTGCAATCAACAATACATTGTTTGAGCTTAGCGAAGAAGGTAAGAGGCACAGAGGAACAACAGAAATTGCACCAGTTTTAGATTGGTATTACCTAGAAGAAGGTACATACGAAGTAGTGATGGAGAACCTTGTAACGGTTGGTGCAGACGAGGCTGGATGGGTAATTACCAGATCAACTCTGAACCGTAACGGTGTATTCATTACATCCGGACTGTATGACTCTGGCTACAACGGTGTAATGGCTGGTGCAATGCATGTTCGTGGTGGCCCAGTTAGGATTCAAAAAGGGACTCGTGTTGCTCAGTTCCTATTGTTTAAAGCAGAAGCATTGACCCTTTACAACGGGTCATATGGTTTGAATAGTGAGCATGATAAAAAATATATTAAGGAGTGAGTATGTCAGAAGGTTTTAAATTGCAGGTAAGTATTGAAGAGTTACAGAAACGTAAGTTGTTCCTGGCTGTCCCGATGTACGGTGGCCAGTGCGCAGGTATGTTTACTCGCTCGGTGGCTGACTTGTCAGCAATCTGTACGAAGCATGGTATTCCTCTGCAACTGTTCTTTTTGTTCAACGAATCATTAGTTACACGGGCTCGTAACTACTGCGTTGACGAGTTCATGCGCTCAGGTGCCACCCATTTGATGTTTATTGATAGTGATATCGGTTTCAATCCACAAGACGTTATTGCTTTGTTGGCAATGCAGAATGATGAGAGTGAGTATGATGTTATTGGTGGTCCATATCCTAAGAAATGTATTTCATGGGAAAAGATCAAACAAGCCGTTGATAAAGGAATGGCTGATGAGAATCCCAACAACCTTGAAAAGTATGTTGGAGATTATGTGTTCAATCCTAAGACAACACAACGAGAGATTCCTCTCAACCAACCAGTAGAGGTATTGGAAATTGGTACTGGCTTCATGATGGTTCGTCGTAAGACATTCGAAGACTATCAAAAGGCATTCCCACATCTGTGGTACAAGCCTGATCACGTTCGCACAGAGCACTTCGACGGTACTCGTGAGATCATGGCATACTTCGATTGTGTTATCGATCGTGGTTACGGTCATGAAGATATGTTCAAGTTGTTGGACGATGTTGCAGCTGGTGGGGACTCTACAGAGTTGCAAGCCCGTGCCAAACAGATGAGAGATGTAGAGAAGGTAGCTTCCAAGCGTTACTTGTCTGAGGACTATATGTTCTGCTACAATGTTCAAAAGATGGGTGCGAAAGTATTCTTCTGTCCATGGATGCAACTGCAACACGTTGGTAGCTACATCTTCGGTGGCTCACTTGCCGACTTGGCATCGATTGGTGCATCAGCAACAGCTGACCAGTCGAAGCTGAAACACAAGAAATCGAAATAAGAGAGATAATATATTATGAAACTAAGCGCAAGAACGATTCAGATTTTGAAGAGCTTTGCTCAGATTAATCAATCGTTGATCTTTGCTCCTGGTAATGAATTGAAGACTATTTCACCCCTGAAAACTATGGTAGCGAAAGCAAACATTGCGGAGACAATTCCGCAACAGTTTGCAATTTGGGATTTGCCAAGGTTTTTAGGGGTACTTTCTCTATTCGATGATCCTGATCTCGAGATCAACGAGAAGTACATTACAATTAAGAGTGGAAAAACTAAACTGGATTACGTATACTGTCTTCCTGAAATGATTACGCAACCACCTAAGAAGATGGTTGATATTCCGTCTGATGCTGTAGAAAAGGTCCTACCATCTGCAACGTTGCAATCACTGATGAAAGCAGTCGGCGTACTGCAATTGCCAGAGATTGCTTTTGTTGGTAAGGACGGTAACTTCTCTATTGAAGCTTTGGATACCAAGCCAAAGAATCCAAATGACCAGACACTCAGCAATAGTTTTTCTATTGTTGTTGGAGAGACTATCAAGACATTTAAGATGATCATGAAGGCTGATAACCTTAAGATTATGAACGAGGAATATGTCCTTAAAATATCACCACAAGGGCTTTGCCATTTCAGAGGGTCTGATGTAGAATACTGGATTGTATGTGAGCAGAATTCAACTTACGTTGGATAATTGAGGTTATTATGATTCGTGATGATTTTCTCTGGGTTGAGAAGTATAGACCCAGAACAATTGAAAGTGCCGTTCTTCCTGCATCTCTTAAAGCTACGTTCCAACAGTTCGTAGATCAAAAGAATGTTCCAAACTTACTTCTGACTGGCCGCGCGGGTGTTGGTAAGACAACAGTCGCTCGTGCTATGTTAGAAGAGTTGCAATGTGATTATGTTATTATTAATGGATCAATGAACGGCAACATTGATACACTGAGAAACGAGATTAGAGACTTTGCGTCCTCTGTCTCGTTTTCTGGTGGTCGTAAGTATGTTATTCTTGATGAGGCTGATTACCTCAATCCAAATTCTACACAGCCTGCTCTTCGTAACTTCATGGAAGAGTATTCAAAGAACTGCGGATTCATTCTTACTTGTAATTTCAAGAATCGAATTATTGAGCCTTTGCATTCTCGTTGTTCAGTTATAGAATTCAAGATAGATAAAGAAGATAAGCCAAAGATGGCTTCTCAGTTCTATAAGCGTGTTTGTAGTATACTTGACGGTGAAGGTATCACGTATGATCAGAAAGCTGTTGTTGAGGTAATAACAAAGTTCTTTCCAGACTGGCGCAGGGTATTGAATGAGTTGCAACGTTATAGTGCTACTGGTAAGATTGATTCAGGTATCCTTGTAAACTTCTCTGAAGAGAACTTGAAGGGATTGGTCGAACTACTCAAAGTAAAGAACTTCACAGAGGTTCGTAAGTGGGTTGCGGAGAACAATGACATCGACCAGACTGTGTTCTTCCGTAAGTTGTATGACACTGCTTCTCAGTATTTGAAACCCAACTCAATCCCGCAGTTAGTTATCACACTTGCCGAATACCAATACAAAGCAGCGTTTGTTGCTGATCACGAAATTAATATACTTGCATGCCTGACAGAGATAATGGCAGAAGGAGATTTTAAATGATCCTACTAAAACAATTTAGTAATTCAACTGTTGTTGTCAAAATATACATCCAAGAAGATGGAAAGTACAGAGTAGTACCATTACACGAATCAGATTATATTCGAGGAGTAGAGCCGTCAGCAGAAATCTTCGATACGTATAACCGAGCAGAAACATATGCCAAGGATTGTTTGATCTGGGAATGAAAACAATTATTCACGTCAATCAACAACATATACGCAAGAACATTAGAGCTGCTGATGAAGACAAGCTACCTGTTTTGACTGTTAAAACATACAAGAGTAACGTGTATGCTAACAATGTGACAATACATGGACCTAGTAAGGTTGTGTACTCACCAGACAAACCACTTAGCTGCGGTGCTCGGGTTTGGGTCGAAACAGAAAGTAAAGTAGATACGGAATGAAAAACAAAGTTCAATTACCAAAAGATGAGTGGGCCGATAACATTGGTGAATTCATAAAGAAGTTTCGTGAGGATAATCCCTTCTATCCTATTGACCCATTCCAACGAGTATGTGATAAGAGAATGGAATTTATTACTGACGATAACAAACATCATCAACGTATGCAACAGAAACAAAGAATAGATCAGTATGATGAGGCTCCGTTTTGATTGAATTATTTAAACCTACATTCGAATGGATTCGAAGTGACTATACTAGCAATCGTTTTCGCTTTTCTGTCGAGCTGCTTGCTTGGGCTATATCTATCGGGTGTAGTATTACGATGGCTGCCACGGTACCACATCCACCCCTTCTTATTCTCTATCCTATATGGATTGCTGGTTGTTCTATGTACGCTTGGGCTGCTTGGACTAGGAAGAGTTTTGGTATGCTTGCTAACTATATGCTTCTTGTGACAATCGATTCTATTGGTTTGTTACGAATGATGTTCTAATGTCTCCGTTTGATTTTGTTAATGCTGTATCGCAAAATAAGAAAGACTTGATGGAGGATCCGGCTGTAGAGAAACTCTATCAGCCGTTTCTAATTAACAAGTCACTTTCCTACTTTCCTGATACTGTGATGTATGCTAACGAGATGAATCAGCACCATCTCGTGGACTCAAAGCTCCAGTTCCATTTTTTCCTAAATACAATAAGACCTGCCAGGCGATTTGCAAAGTGGGTGAAGAAGCAAGAAGATAATGATCTTGCAGCTGTAATGGAATATTATGGGTACAGTCCAGAAAAAGCTAAGAGCGCGTTGTCAATCCTTTCTTCTGATCAATTGATCACTATAAAACAAAAATTAGAAAAAGGTGGACAATCATGAATACTGTTGATAGTCTTATTGAAGTTACATTGGCTTCAGAAGAAGACTTCCTTAAAATCAAAGAAACACTGACACGGATCGGTGTTGCTTCGCGCAAAGATAGAAAATTATTCCAATCCTGTCACATCCTTCATAAGCAAGGAAGATATTACATTGTCCACTTCAAAGAACTATTTGCACTGGATGGTAAGCCTTCAAACTTCTCAGAAGACGATGTCGCCAGAAGAAACACTATTGTCAATTTACTGGCAGAGTGGGAACTAATCAAGCTAATCAACCCTCAGAAATCAAGTGAACCAGTTGCACCCTTCTCTCAAGTGAAAGTAATCACACATAAAGAGAAAGACGAGTGGGAGCTAGTAGCAAAGTACAACATTGGAAAAAAACGATAATATTATTATGTGGGATTTTAGGTTTCTTCAGTTATGTGAGACTGTAGCATCGTGGTCTAAGGATCCGTCTCGTAAGATTGGTAGTTGTATAGTTGATTCTCGCAAGCGGGTTATAAGCGTTGGATACAATGGATTCCCCACGGGGGTCGTTGACTCTAGCGATAGATACAATGACCGCGAGACCAAGCTGTTATACGTCTGTCACGCTGAGCGGAATGCTTTGGATAACAGCGCAGTCAATGTGGAAGGTGCTACTTTATACTGTACTTTGTTTCCCTGTAACGAATGTGTCAAATCAATCATCCAACGTGGTATAAAGAGAGTGGTAACAGTATCTCCAAATAATCCAAGAGATGTGTTGTTTAATTTTAAGGTCTCACGTACAATGCTATCAGAGGCTAACGTTGAGGTCTCGGAGTACTTTTATAATGACTTTGAAAGGTGGAAAAATGGAATACACGAAGGAATCTATCCGCTCGCTGCTCAAGGATAATGTCCTTGAGGTAGTGTTCATCAAAGCTGATGGTAGCACCCGCGAGATGATCTGCACTCTCCAAGAGAGCTTTATCACTCCCTACGAGAAAAAGACTGACAGACAAAAAACTGAAAGTAATGATGTTGTTTCTGTGTGGGATATTGAGAAGCATGCCTGGAGATCGTTCCAGGTAGGATCAGTTCAAACAGTATCTGTTGTGGAGGCTGATTATGATGTTTAAACCACACCGTGGATCTCAAGGTCCATCCATCAAAGAGAGTGGGATCAATCACTTCAAACTAATCAAGTTTCTACAAGATGCTCAGAAGAAATGTGCAGATGCTGGTGAAGAAGATTCAGCATTCCGGTTTGAGATGATGGCTGATTATTTTAGTAAAGATTACGAACCTGGTAAGCCATTGAAGTTTACCCCCATGATTCTAGGATTCTAAATTTATAAATAATTTCAAATGGATTATAAGGAATTTGATGACTGAAGAAGAAAAGTAGTCAAATAAGGCAGAGGCACATGGTCGCGAGATCTGTGCCTCTTTTTGTTTCTAACTATAACAAAAGGGTAGTCCATGAGAAAACAGGCTAGAATGTCACAGGCGTCCATTCACACATTCCCAGACCAGCAAAACAAAAGAAAGCTAAAACTTAAATACGAAGACTTACAATTATTTGACCCACTTACGAGAAATCAAAAGAAGTTTTACGAGTTGTATCAGGAAGGACACCAAGCGCTAATGCTGCACGGCGCAGCAGGTACAGGAAAGACATTCATCGCTGTTTACAAAGCACTAGAGGAGATGATGGATCACAAAAGCAGCTTTGAGAAGGTTGTAATTGTTAGATCAATTGTTCCATCAAGAGAGATTGGCCATTTACCTGGTGATGAGAAAGAAAAGACAGACGTATATCTTGCACCGTATAAAGCAATCTGTAAAGACCTATTTAATACAGATCAAGCATATGAAAGATTAGTTGAACAGAAAAATATTGAGTTCCTTATAACTTCTTTTGTTCGAGGTATAACTATTGACAAGGCGATCATTATTGTCGACGAGTGCCAGAACATGAACTTCCAAGAACTAAGTTCGATCATTACAAGAGTCGGTGAAGGATCAAGAATTCTATTCTGTGGAGACTTCAAGCAAACAGATCTCAACAAAAAGCATGATCAATCCGGTCTAAAAGACTTTGTCCAGATTATCAACAGAATGCCATCGTTCAGAAACATTGAATTTGATGTTGAGGATATTGTTCGTAGTAACTTGGTCAAAGAATTTATTGTTGCAAATTTACACTTTGAGACAATAAAAAGTTGACTATCATTAGTGGATGATGTATAAATAGAAGTGTGCCGCCGTCAGGGGCACATTTTCTCAACCTTGCTTAATAGGAGGTCTTAAATGACTACTGATACACTAACTGCGTTGGCAAATACATTTGCCTTTGGCCCTGGTTTCAAATACGGAACTAAGGATCTTGATAAATTCTTTGTTGGGTTTGATGACTCGTTCAACAGACTTGCTAAACTTCACGACGAAGTTGCAAAGAATATCCCCAACTATCCCCCTTACAATATCAAAAAAGTAGAAGACAATAAGTATGTTGTTGAGCTAGCTGTTGCTGGTTTTGCAAAGACTGATGTTGAAATTACTTTTGAAGATGGTAAGTTGGTAGTTGCAGGTAAAACAGCAGATGATAATGAAAACGAAAACTTCCTCTACAAAGGAATTGCAAACCGCGCTTTTAATCGCACATTCATTCTTAACGACCAAGTTGAGATTCAGAATGCTGAGATGTTGAACGGAATGCTAAAGATCTTCTTGGAAAGAATTATTCCAGAACACAAGAAACCTAAGAAAATTGAGATCAGCGAGAAGCCTGCAAAAGGCAAATCAAAAGATACCAAACCAATGGGTGAGTTGTTGATGGAAGAAGCTCACGAAAGAGGTCTGTAAAAAGTACGCCGGCCGCAATGGCCGGCTTTTTAATTTAAGGATTATTATGAGCCTCTATATTGTTAGATTGATTACTGGTGAAGATTTGATTGGTGACTTAGAAGTCACAAAAACAAAAGACCATTCCCACTCCTACAAACTTACTAATGTTGGCATTGTCCAACTTGTTCCCACAAAAGACGGCGTTGGTATTTCACTGTACCCATATGCACCGTATGCAGAACAAAGTGAATTTACTTTCAAAGAAGACCATATCATGACAACCTACAAACCATCGGTCGATCTTCAAAATAACTACAGCCGTATGTTTGGCTCTGGTATTCAGATTGCTTCGTCTATAAGATAATAGTTGTGTTACTTACTTTATTGTAGTATAATGCAACTCTTTGCAGTCGAGGTGATATGAAGTTTTATACAAATGTATTTGTTTATGGTGATAAAGTATATGTGAGAGGATATGAGGATGGCAAACGATTTGAGTATCGTGATGTGTATCGTCCGTATCTGTTTGTTAAAACTAAAAATAAATCACAATATAAAACACTAGATGACAAATACGTTGATAAAGTAGACTTTGAAGGAGTCAAGGAGTCAAGAGACTTTATGGCTAACTACTCGGATGTTGATGGTTTTGAAATCTACGGATCAAATCTATACACATACCAAGCAATACACGGACTATTCAAAGGTGAGGTTAACTACAACGTCGATGATATCAATGTAGTATCACTTGACATTGAGACGTCCACTCTCAATGGGTTTCCTAATATGGAGTATGCTGACAAGGAGATCATTACACTATCAATGCGTAAGAAAGGCAAGGTTATTGTTCTTGGAACAAGACCATACAAGCCAAAGAGTGATGATGTTGTGTATGTTCAATGTAGAAATGAAAGTGATTTGCTTGAAAAGTTTCTCGAAGCATGGAACTCAAACAAATGGAAACCTGATGTCGTAACTGGTTGGAATATTGAGTACTTCGACATTCCCTATCTGTACAAACGTATTACCAACGTACTTGGTCCAAAGCAAGCCAACAAACTCTCACCGTGGGGAATTGTTAAAGAACGTCAAGTAGGCAACGATCCAACATCGCCTAAGATATACGATGTGTACGGGATATCAGTCCTTGACTATATGGCGCTGTACAAGAAGTTTTCTTATACTCCTCAGGAATCATACAAGCTCGATCACATTGCTGAGTACGAGCTTGGTGAAAGAAAGCTAGACTACTCTGAGTACGAGTCGATGCATGAATTTTATATGCAGGACTTCGAAAGGTTTGTTGACTATAACATCCATGACGTTGTGTTGGTTGATAAGCTAGAAGAGAAGTTGAAATTCATCGAACAAGTATTCGCTATTGCATACGATGCTAAGGTCAACTACGTCGATACTTTCACTACCGTTCGTATCTGGGACATCATTATTACAAATTATCTGATGGATAGAGGTATTGTTGTTCCTCACGTCGAGCGTGGTGATCTTGAAGAGAGGCAAGCAATTGACACAGAGATGGGCCCAATTGTTGGTGGGTATGTAAAAGATCCTCAGGTTGGCTTACATAAGTGGGTTTGCTCGTTCGACTTGAACAGTCTGTATCCTCATCTGATCATGCAATACAACATTAGCCCTGATACTTACATTGGTGTGGTAGATGAAGTAACGATTGAGAGATGTCTGAATAAACAAGTTGGCTCAGACTTTGAGAAGACGCTTAGTGATCAGAACATGACAATGAGTCCTAATGGTGCGTTATTCAGTAAGAACAATGTAGGGTTTCTACCTACACTGATGGAGACGATGTACAACGACCGTACGGTTTGGAAAAAGCGTATGATCGAAGCAAAGAAGAAGTTAGAATTAATTGAAGAGGAAATAGTGCGAAGGAGTTAAATAATATAAATAGTGGCATTAGGTAATACATACTTCAGGAGACTTAATGTACACTGTTTATAAGACAACTAATTTGAAAAACAACCGTTATTATATTGGAGCCCATAAGACAGAAAATCCCAACGATGATTACTTGGGGTCTGGGCTTGCGATCAAACGGGCCATCAAGTACTATGGTAGATCAAACTTTATCAAAGAAGTTCTTTTTGTATTTCAACATGAAGATGAGATGTATCAAAAAGAGCGCGAGCTCGTCGAACAAAATATAGAGAACCCGCTATGCTATAACCTCATGGAAGGTGGGATTGGTGGGTTTGATCATATTAATTCTAATCGTCACATCTACCAAAATCCTATGAAGAATCCTGAAGTGGTAAGAAGAAATCTAGAGTCGCGTTCAAATGGGTATTCAAAGGATGAGCAACGTGTGTTGCAACACAGACAAAAAAGATTAGACAATCTAAAAAAGGCTGTCGAAAAGAATACTGGGTCCAAAAGACCAGAGCATTCAATATTGATGCAGGAGAAGTCCAAACTTGCTGAGATGTGGAAGACTAACAGAGAAACCATGATCGACTCACTATCCGGCACTTATGAAATAACAACACCAGATGGTAACGTATATACAACAAACAGGCTAGGCCTGTTTTGTGAACAGCACACCCTCCCATTCGTTACAATGTGGGGCAATATAAAAAGCGACTTGCGCATTTCTAAAGGAAGGGCTAAAGGATATAAATGCAAGATATTAAACAATTAACTATGGAGGGCCTCCAAGAGCTCCGTAGGCAAACTATCAACGAGATTGCAAGATGCAATAATATGCAGATGGCAAAAAAAATTCAGTTGAATAGTGCCTACGGCGCTCTTGGTTAGGTAACGTATACTTCAGATGGTATCAACGTAATCTTGCAGAGGGGATTACAATGTCTGGTCAGCTATCAATTCGTTGGATGGAGAAACACATCAACGAATACCTTAACAAGCTATTTAAGACAGAAAACGAAGATTATGTGATCGCATGTGACACTGACTCAATGTATATTAGACTTGAAAGATTGGTCGACGGTGTATTCAAAGACGATCAACACGACATCCACAAGATAGTAAAGTTTCTTGATAACGTTTGTGAAAAGAAACTACAACCATTCATTGATGATACGTTTGCCAGTCTTGGTGAATACATGCAGGTGATGAAACAGAAGATGGTGATGAAGCGCGAAGCGATTGCCAACAAAGGTATCTGGACTGGTAAGAAGCATTACATCTTGAACGTGTACAACAACGAAGGAGTCGAGTATAGCGAACCTAAGTTGAAGATGCAAGGGATTGAAGCGGTTCGTTCTTCTACACCAGCAGCTTGTAGAAAGAACATTAAGAAGGCTCTCGAGGTAATTATGAATCAGGATGAGCAAGCAGCTATCAAATTCATCACTGACTTTAAGACTGAGTTTATGACCCTGCCTTTTGAGGAGATTGCATTTCCAAGAAGTGTGAGAGATATGAAGAAGTACCAAGATGCATCATCGATCTACCGTAAGTCTACACCTATTCACGTCAAGGGTTCATTGATTTACAATGCACTGTTAAGAGAGCATAAGATAGATACAAAGTATCCCATCATTCGTGATGGAGATAAGATCAAGTTCGCTTATCTGAGAACACCTAATCCAGCTCGTGATTCTGTGATATCATCACCAGGTGATCTACCAAAGGTGCTGAATATTCATCCATATGTCGACTACGAGAGACAATTTGATAAATCATTCTTGGAACCAATCAAGTCGATTCTTGATGCAGTTGGTTGGCAGATCAAAGACCGTAGACAAACACTAGAACAATTCTTTGCATAGGAATAAAAATGGGAAAGATTAACATTTCACTAGATGATGTTACTGATGACTTCGGATTCTCTGCTGTTAGCGAGGATGAGTTGAAGTCAATTGAGCGTCAGTTGCAACAGCAAGTAATTCAAACTGAAAAGCAATTGACGTTGACTTCAAAAGAGTACAAAGATAGAATGGAAGCTCTGTACAAATTAATTATGCCTCTATTGCTAAACCTTCAGAAAGATCCTGAGAAAGAGTACATACTATGGCCTGATAGGTCAAAGAAGATGACTGCGTTTATTGATAAGGTAAACAAAATTGTAGAAAATGATTAACTATCTTGCTTTGTTAGTTGCTATTGCACTTTCAGCAATTGCTGCCTACTTCTCTGTTATTGGATTAACAACAATCTTTGCAGCTTCGTTTTGGCCTGTTGTTATTATGGGTGGAACACTCGAGGTTGCAAAGGTAGTTGCTGCATCGTGGACGTACCGTAACTGGAGCATTGCCCCGTTTTCAATCAAAGCATACTTGGTTGCATCGATTCTTACCTTAATGTTTATTACATCGATGGGAACGTTTGGATACCTATCGAAAGCTCACATAGATCAAACAACAACTTCTAGTGATGTAGTATCTCAGTTAGCAATATATGATGAAAAGATTAAAGTAGCGAGGGAGAATATAGATGCAAACCGTAAAGCGCTTAAACAATATGATGAGGCTGTGGACCAAATCATGGGCCGCAGTGACACAGAAAAAGGTGCAGAAAAAGCAGTGGTGGTTCGGCGCTCACAACAAAAAGACCGTGCTCGCCTACAAGAGGAAATCCAAGCCTACCAGAAAGAGATTGGTATCCTTAATGACACTAGGGCACCCTTGGCCGCCCAGGTTAGAAAGGTCGAAGCAGAAGTCGGCCCCCTCAAGTTTATTGCAGAATTGTTCTATGAAGAAGTCGATACTCAATTCTTGGATAAGACAGTTCGCTGGGTAATTATTCTAATTGTTATTGTATTTGATCCGCTAGCTATTATTTTACTGATAGCAGCTAACATTGGAATGAATAAACCAAGGATTGAAGAACAGCAGATTGAGCAACATCAAGATACACAACAAGAGATTGAATCACGTGCCAGGTTACTTAAAGAGTTGACTGGTAAGATAAGAGGTGGTACAATCATGATTGGTAAAGATCAAATAAGGGAGATGTAATGAGTTTTTTGAAAAGTTTATTGAAGGAGCTAAATGATGAGGATACTTACCTGGCCGATGACGGCAATGCTAGTTCTGAGTATGGTGGTTATATTGATACTGGCAGCTACATTCTCAACGCTCTTCTCTCTGGTAGCATCTATGGTGGCGTACCTGATAACAAAGTTACTGCTTTTGCAGGAGAGTCCGCTACTGGTAAAACTTTCTTCGTTCTTGGTATCGTTAGAGCCTTCCTTGACAAGAACCCCGACGGAGCAGTCGTCTACTACGACACAGAGGCAGCAGTCACAAAATCAATGATGAGTTCACGTGGTATTGATACAGCACGAGTTATCATTGCAGAGCCTGATACGATTCAAAAGTTTAAGACACACGCACTCAAACTAATTGAGGCATACGAGAAACAACCAGCAGATAAACGTCCACCTATGATGTTTGTTTTAGATAGTCTGGGTTTACTTTCTACTTCTAAAGAGATGGAAGATTCTTTGGAAGGGAAGGATGTCAGAGACATGACGAAGTCGCAGGTTATCAAAGCCGCATTCCGTGTTCTGACATTGAAGTTGGCAAAGGTTAAAATTCCAATGCTTATCACAAACCATGTCTATGAGGTAGTAGGTTCTTATGTTCCCACAAAAGAAATCAGCGGTGGATCGGGTCTCAAGTACGCAGCAAGCACTATTGCTATGCTCTCCAAAAAGAAAGAAAAAGACGGAGACGGTGAAATCATTGGAAACCAAATCAAGATTAAAACCTTTAAGTCAAGACTCTCTAAAGAAAACCAAGACGCAACTGTGCTACTTACTTACAACAAAGGTCTCGACAGATACTACGGCTTACTAGAGCTTGCTGAGAAGTATGAGATAATGAAGAAGGTTTCTACGCGATATGAATTACCAGATGGTCGTAAGGTATTTGGTAAGGAAATTAATACTAATCCTGAGCTCTACTTCACAGAAGAAATTCTAGCTAGATTAGAAGAGTGCGCGAAGAAAGAATTCAGTTACGGAATGAGTGAATGATTGAAAAGCTAATTTTATCGAACCTTCTTTCGAATGAGGAGTATGGCCGTAAGGCCATTCCTTTTCTTAAGAGTGAGTACTTTGTTGAAAGATCTGTCAAGGCTCTGTATGACGGAATAGACACATTCGTAAAGAAGTACAATAAGTTTCCAAATAAGGAAGCTCTTACTATTGAGCTTGACGATAATAAAGAGATATCAAGCTACTACAATGAGGTTGTAGTTCTCATTAACGAGCTTGAGGATCAACCGAACAATAGTATGGACTGGCTAGTTGATCAGACTGAGAAGTTCTGTCAAGACAAAGCAATCTATAACGCTATTATGAAATCGATTCAGATTCTTGATAGTGATAAAGAGAAGGTCGGTAAGGGAGCTATTCCTCAAATCTTATCTGATGCTCTTGCTGTTTCATTTGATTCACATATTGGACATGACTTCTTGGAAGACTTTGCATCTCGTTATGAATTCTATCATAAAAGAGAGAAGAGAGTGCCTTTTGATCTTGATTATCTTAACAAGATTACAAAGGGTGGTCTACCAAACAAGACACTGAATGTAATTCTTGCAGGTACTGGTGTTGGTAAGTCTTTGTTTATGTGTCACTGTGCAGCTGCTAATCTATCTGCAGGATTGAATGTTCTTTACATTACAATGGAGATGGCAGAAGAAAGAATTGCAGAACGTATTGATGCCAACCTTCTTAATGTGTCGCTTGATGAGCTGACTATTCTTCCACGCGAATCATATGATAAGAAGATTGAACGTGTTCAGGAAAAGACAAACGGCAAGTTAATTATTAAAGAATACCCAACAGCTTCTGCTGGTGCAGGTCACATGAGACACTTGCTGAATGAATTGAAGTTAAAGAGAAACTTCCATCCAGATATAGTATACATCGACTATCTAAATATCTGTAGCTCTTCAAGGTTGAAGTACGGTGCAAATGTTAACTCATACACATACATTAAAGCTATTGCAGAGGAATTACGAGGACTTGCTGTTGAGTTTGATGTGCCTATTGTAACAGCAACACAGACAACAAGAAGTGGGTTTACAAGTAGTGATCTTGGTCTTGAAGATACTAGTGAGTCGTTTGGTCTTCCAGCTACTGCTGACTTCATGATTGCGTTGATTAGCTCAGAAGAGTTACAAGACCTCAATCAAATGATGGTCAAGCAGTTGAAGAACAGATACAACGACCCAGGGGTACATAGAAGATTTGTAATTGGTGTTGACAGACCTAAAATGAAGTTGTATGATGTGGAACAAAGTGCACAGCAGGATATTGTTGACGATGGTCCTGTATTCGACAAGTCAGATACCGGAATAAGAATCAAATCAGAAAAAGGTAAATTCAAAGATGCATTTAACTCGTTTAGTTAGTTTTACAATCAGCTTCACAATTATTTTTGTAATAACGTCTGTGATAATGACAATTCAACACACATTTGTTTACCTATCAAAGATGTTTGATCTTCCTATAGACATCATTGAGTCCCTTCAAGAGCTGAATAAGATCAGAGATGAAAATCAAAACAAGGAAGTTTAATAACAAAGATCTTATCAAGTACATTAAGCTAGCTGCTAATTTCTATGCGGATGTTTTGATTCCAAATTACAAAGATAAGATATATCTAGAGATATATGCTAATGATATTAAAGCTGATGGATATTGTACTTGCCTGGGTAGATATGATTATGAAATCGAAATCGATAAAGATCTGACATTCGAACATATGATGATAACTCTTGCTCATGAAATGATTCACCTCAAACAATACACAACAAAAGAACTTAAGTCTAGGTTTGTTCGGGGTAAGCCAGTTGATACGTGGAAAGGTGTTCAGTACAGGAATTTAAAGTATAAAGAACAGCCATGGGAGAGAGAGGCTATGTTGTACGAAGAATCATTATATCAACAATTTTTATTGAATTGCTTTGTAGACGGATCTTTAGATTTCGACAAAATTAAACAAATTGACAACAATTAAGGAAAAATATGCTACATGATAATATTTGTAATGTTGAAGACCAAATTGAACATGACCTGTATACGAACGGTATACACTACTTGACAGGAGAGATTGGACAATTCAACACAGCTCCAGTAATTCAATGGATCATTAGTGAGAACGCTAACCCAGTCAGGAAAAAACATCTGACACTTTACATTAATAGTATTGGTGGTGATCTTTACGATGCATTTGCAATTATTGATCTAATGAAATCTAGCGAAGTTCCAATCAGAACTATTGGTATTGGTAGTCTGATGAGTGCAGCGTTTATGATATTTGTATCTGGTCAAAGAGGACATAGAGTCCTTGCAAAGAACACAAGTATCATGTGCCATCAGTTCTCAACCTCGTACGAGGGCAAGGAACACGATATCAAAGCATCAGAACGTGAGACACGATTCGTCAAACAAAAGATGTTAGATATCCTCAAAAGCAGCACTGATATGGATGAGCGAACAATTAAGCGCAAACTGCTTCCACCATCAGATGTCTGGCTATCAGCTCAGGAATGTATTGATCTCGGGGTAGCTGATATTATTTTATAAATATAAGAATAACCTAGCAACAAGGAGTAACTATGTCTATCGAAAAATATTCACAATTCATTTCTCTTCACGAAGATAAAACTAAAATTATTGGTCTTAGATCAAATATTCAAGAAGCTGCTAAAACAGGTAGTGTTCGCTACTCTGCTGATGGTGATATCACTCACAGAGTTCTTCATAGCAGTGGTCAAAATCATTTAACAATGACTCACCACAATGAAGATCCAGGTAATATTAAGTTTCATGGTAAAATGGACGGACATACTATTAAGTTTACTGCAAACCCAGAAAACAAAGATGATATGGATCCCTCTTCAAAAGATATTAAAAGAGATTTGAAAAAAGCCCATCCTGACTTACCTTCAGAAGTTCATACTAAAGTATTGAAGCATGCAACGTCTGGTCTCAAGCATCTGAGCCTTGATTTATAAAATCAATTTGATTGCACGCTATTATAAACCCACTTCGGTGGGTTTTTTTGTGATATAAATACCAGATAATACCTCGGAGCTAAGATGAAAACATTTACCCAATTTATAGCTGAAGCTGTGATTTCTGCATCTGGAATGGACGCAGCTAGGCATGTCAAGAAATACGTAACTCCTTACTTGCCTGGTGGTGAGAAGCACTCCAAACAAGGAACACATACGCTAGCTGATTCAGGTGAGTCTGTTGTTCTTCATTCTCATTCTGTTGAAAACGGTAAACACTCTGTCACCGTTTCAAAAGTTGGATCGAGACAAAAAACAACAGTTCCAGTTAATAAATTAAATAAGCCTGGTACTACTGCTGAGAATAAGGGTCACCAGTACGAGACACAGACATTCGAACGGTTCAAGCAACACGGATTAGTTCCTGCAGGACATAAACCTGCTGGATCTACAGCTGGTACTGATGTCCCTATTCTCAATAAAAAGAAAAAAGAAGTTCACCAAGGATCTATTGTTGGTGCTGTTCACTCAGGCGAAGTAAAACTTGGAACATCAGCAGCGTTTGGTCAACTAACTATCCACCATGATTCAGAAAAAGGTGGATGGCATATTCCAGAAAAATCAAGACAGAATAGACCTCAGTACGCTAAAGAAATTGAAAAGGCTGGAATTATTGATCATTTGAATTCTCATCACAATCCAAGCAAAAAAGGTCAAGTTAAAGCTACTGCGAGTGGTAAAGCTCAAAACGTTGTTATGTCTCACGAAAATTTACACCCGGCCGAAGCATACTTGAAAGATCACGGAGTTCAGGTTTTGCAAGTTGGAGAAGGTCATGGCACTTACAGAGTTGGTCATAAAGATGTAACTGGCCACGGTCTTCCAAGAATGTCTGGAACAGGAAAGTGGACAGTTCGTCAAAAGACATCTAATCCAATGCATAGAACAGTCATGTTTCAACCATCAGGTAAGGCCGGTCTGACACCTAGTCATGTTAATCTTGATACTGATGATCACATGCACGAATTCAAAAAGACACTTGGACATACAAAGTAATGCGTCACATCTTCGCACTATTAGCAGAGTCCGCTACCAATGAAGAAAAACTCATGCATCTTGAGCATGCAGAAGACCACATTGTTAATGCTGGTGCTGCTGGGTACAAACATGCAACTAATACGTTGAACGCTGTTCACAAAACCCTGACAGGTCAGAAGGGTGGTGCTTCTATTACTGAGAAGTATGATGGAAGCCCTAGTATCGTGTTTGGCCACCACCCTGCTACTGGCCAGTTCTTTGTATCGACCAAGTCTGCATTTAACAAAGAACCAAAGATCAACTACACTCACGAAGACATTGAGAACAACCACGGTCATGCACCTGGTTTAGTTTCTAATCTCAAGAAAGCATTAGATCATCTTCCTAAAATTACACCTAAGTCTGGTGTATTTCAAGGTGACTTGATGCATCATGCTAGTAGTGTAGAGAGAGCTGGTAACAAACTAAATTTCAAACCTAATACAATCACATATACTGCTCACCAACATTCTGATGAGGGTAAAAAGCTTGCTGCATCTAGTCTTGGAGTTGCTGTTCATACTGGTTACGATGGTAAAGATATAACATCGATGAAGGCCAACTACACTCCTGATCTATCTAAATTCAAACAACATTCAGATGTTCATGCTATTGACGTTGGTGTAGATATGAGCAAGGTTCACTACCCAACAACAAAACAAGCCGACTTTAAAGAACACATGGCTCAAGCTGACAGGGTTGCAAGAACAATCAAGCCAGCTGAGTATAAAAAGGTTGAACCTCATACTGAACATCTAAAGACATATATTAACAGAACAGTAAGAGAAGGTACTACTCCAAACGCTCATGACTTCTATTCCCATGTCAAAGAGGCACATGAGAAAGAGATCAAAAAAGTCAAAATGCCAAAGACGATTGAGGCAAAGACCAATGCAATGAATACTCAACTCAGTCATGTTAGAGCCAATTCAGATTCTATTGACAAGGTTCTACAGGTTCATCATCACTTGCAAGCTGCAAAGAATGTTCACAATGAAGCTCTCTCACCTGCTCAGAAGTTTGAGACATCTATCAAAGGTACTCAAACCAAAGGAGAAGGGTTTGTTGCTGTTGTAAATAATAGACCAACAAAGATTGTTGATAGAGAAGAATTCAGCAGACAAAACTTTCTAAGGTAACTAATGATATCGTTTAATCAATTTCTCGCAGAAGAAAAACTCAAGACTACTGTAATGGCATTCGGAAGAATGAATCCGCCAACTGCTGGTCATGAGAAGCTTGTAAACAAGGTGAAGGAAGTTGCAGATAAACATAATGGTAATCATGTTGTTGTTCTTAGCCATAGCCAAGATGCCAAGAAGAATCCTTTGAGTCCAGAAGCAAAGGTAACACATGCAAAGAACTTGTTTCCTGGTACAACTGTTAAATCTTCAAGTAAAGAGCATCCAACATTCTTGCATCAGGCATCCGAGCTACACAAGAGCGGAACAGAGCATCTTGTGATGGTTGCTGGATCTGATAGAGTAAAAGAATATAAAGATAAGCTGCATCAGTACAATGGTCAAACTGGTAGTCATGGTCACTTTGACTTCAAGAAGATATCAGTTGTATCGGCTGGTGCAAGAGACCCGGATGCAGAAGGTGTTGAAGGAATGTCTGCATCTAAGATGAGAGAGCATGCCACTACTGGTAACTACGGTAAGTTCAAAGAAGGACTTCCTGGTGGTACAAAAGAAGTTCACGCAAAACAATTGTATAACGATGTCCGTAAAGGGATGAATGTAAAGGATTAATATGAAATTATTTAATGATAAGGTGAGAGTGAGAGAAGAAAGTGTAGATGGTGTTTCGCATTGGATGTGGCCAAAGACAGATACTGGAGCATGGGACGGTCCTAGTGCAGAGTGGGTAAACTCTCATAAAGACGGATATCTTAAATTCTGTAAAAAGTTTGATGTTGTTGTTCAAGCAGGTGGCAACTGTGGTCTTTACCCAATGTTATTCTCACAATACTTTTCAAGAGTATATACGTTTGAACCTGATCCGTTAAACTTCCATTGCCTTGTCAACAATTGCCAAGTACCAAACATATTCAAGTTTAATGCTGCACTTGGTGAGACAAATAAACTTCTTCATGTATATAATGGTAATGAAGGTAATGTAGGATGCCATACTGTTGGAGATGATCCCAACAAATACACAGCAAAGCAATCATTTGTACCAACATTTACAATAGATCAACTAGCTTTGGATCACTGCGATCTAATTCAACTAGATTGTGAGGGGTATGAACCTAATGTTATTCTGGGTGCAATGGATACAATTGAAAGATTCAGACCAGTAATATCATTAGAGACCACAAATGGTGAGACTGAGGCATTGCTTAGTCAGTTTGGATATACTCACAGACTTACTGTAGGATCTGATAAGATATTTGCTGTCGATTAATATTATAAATAGTTAATCATCTACCTGCCAACTCCTAGCCAAATATGACAAAAGAACAAGAACAGTCCACCTCTCCTGCCGTGATTGCAGTCCGTGCAAAAAAAGGACTTGCTTTGGCTACTGGTAACCCATTAGACAAGATTGAGTTGAATCCAAAAGAAGTAGAGAAGAATGGGGTTCAATCCGAAGAAACTCTAATTGAACGAGTTGTGTCCCTCATGCAAAGACGCAAGAGAGCGTTGCAGATGAAGCGTAGTAAACCAAGAATTACTCGCGCTCGAAATATAAAAAAGACAAGACTAGCAACTCAAGATCAACTAATGCGCCGTGCAATGCGTATGGCTAAGACTATGTTGAGAAAGAGAGCCGCAGGTGCAAGAGGTGCTAATTATAATAACTTGTCTCCTGCACAGAAGATGAATATTGACAGACAGATAGAACCTAGAACCAAAAACATCAAAGCAATTGCAACAAGACTAATGCCTAGAGTCAAAGCTGGTGAGATGAAAAGACTCAATGCAGTAAGAACTCATAAGTCTACTAAGGGTGTTTACGGCAATGTTCAAAACCTTACACAGGGATATCAACCAGTAATTTACAGTAAGTTACTAGGTGAGAAAGTATCAAGTGAAGACCTTAATGCAATGTTCTCGATGTATGAAGGTAAGATACTTTCAGCTGTAACAGCTCCAATTAGATTGGCAGCTAAAACCGTTGCTGCAGGTGGACTTGTCGCTCACGCATTATCCAAACCAGAAAATTTGGCTTTTGATGTAGGAACTTTAGCTGCTTATGGTATCAAGAAACTTTCAGGACTCGGTAAGGTTGATCCTGATAAGAAGAAAAAAGACAAGTCAGACAAATACTCTGACAAGATGAATCAACAATCTTTGATTCAGTCCAAAGAAAGAACAAAGCAAGCTCTTTTGAAGACAAAGCAGATGCAGCAAAAGCCTGCAACTCCTTCTAGTCCTAAACCTAGTTCTGTGAGCAGTACACCTGCACCCAAACAACAAACACAAAGTGCTCCGAAGCAGCAGTCAACACCAGCTGCGCAGCAACAGACTGCAAATTCATACACTTCACCATCCAACTTTGCTCAGCGCTTAAGTCAGATAAAGAAAAACATTAAGACACCTACTGCTCCTTCTGCACAGGCTACTTCTAGTTTCAGACAACAAAAGCAAGCAGCTGCTGCAAAATCTACACAGCAGCCTGTTGCTACTCCTCAACCTGCTGCTGAGCCAGTTTCACAGCCAGCTACACAGTCTTCTATTATTATTCCTGAACCAAGTAGAGTAAGAACTCAACAAATGCAAAAGAATCTTGAGCCTGCTCCTAAAACACTTAGTCAGATTAGACAACAGAGACAATCAGCAGCTGCAAAAGTAGCCCGTCAACAGATGGGACTTGTCAATCATGTTGAATTGGAGGATGGTACTCCTCTTTCTGAGAGTTTCATCGTAGACCGTGCCTCTGGATATAGTGGTGTTTACACTGCAAAGGATCTTGGAATTACAATGCAAGGTGGATTTGCACTACATCCTTCTGTCGAAGAAGAGATTGGCGCAGGGTTTGAAGGTACAGATAAACTGACCAATAAATACAAGAAGGATACACCTGGTGAAGCTGTTGAAGCTTTTGCCAGAATGATGAGAGCAAAAAGGAAGGCGAACACTCCATGCTAAGTTTCTTACAGTTTATTTCTGAAGCAGAATATCAAGGACGCTCAGTTCAGCTTAATAAGCCAATGGCCGGAGATGTTAAGAAATCAAAAGTTTTTGTTAAGAATGAGACAGGCAATGTGGTCAAAGTAAACTTTGGCGATAAGAATATGACTATCAAGAAGAATATTCCTGCTCGTCGTAGAAGTTTCAGAGCAAGACATAATTGTGATGATCCTGGTCCAAAAACAAAAGCAAGATACTGGTCTTGTAAGGCTTGGTAAAAAACAATGAATCAATATAGATCGTTAGAGAATAGAATCAGAGATGTTGTTCGTTCGTCACGTGCTGGTTTACGTGAGGGAAGAGAACAGATCGAAAAAGATTCTGATGAGCAGATAGTTGCAGGTACATATAAAACTAAGCATTTTGAAATGTGTCCAGGGGCTCAGAAAGTATTTTCATCTCTTCCAAGAGATACTAATTCAGATCATGCAGAAAAAGCTGCTATCTTACATGATCAGTTATTTGGTTTAGAAAAACAAGTTATCTCCAAAGAGAGAAGTACTGATTCAGACATTGAAGAAGCAGGCCAGATAATAGATAAAATTAGAATATTCACTGATAAGATGGGTATTTCAGACAAGGTTAATTATCTCGATGATCACATGAAGATTATTAAAAAATATCGTCAAGAAGACGGTAGAGTAATAGATAAGGTTACAGATAAAGATATGAAGAGGCTCCAATCTCCACCTGTAACGGATACAAAAGAGAAGCATGTAAGACACACTAATAGTCTTAATACAGTAAGTTATAACATCAAAGCTCAGAGAAAACTAAAAATTATAGATTCTGATTAACAAAAACTAGAAGGAAGAAAAATGGAACAAAATGTAAACAAAAAATTCAGTGTATCTGATGCACTTTATCAGTCCGTAATGGAAGTGATGAAGGGTAGTAAAGAAGGATCTACTCCTCGTAATGAGAAGGAAAAGGATCTTGCTAAGTTTCACGGTGATCCTAACCGTATCACACACGGTGATGTTCTCAAAGCACGTGGTGTGACAAAAGAAGAAGTTGAGTCAGTAGATGAAATGTCTTCTAAAATGAAAATGAAGATGGGTCTTTATGGAAAGAAAAAGAAAACAAATGAAGAGTCAGTTGAAGAAGGCATGATGGATAACGTGAAGACTTCAGTAAAGAAGGTTGCCAAGAAGGCTTTCAAAGCTCTTACAGGTGGTTCAGATAAAGAACAGCTACAGGATCTTCGTAAAAGAATGGGAATGAAGGAAGGCAAAGACACTCCTGGAAACAGCTATGAACACCAGTGTGCTATTCACGTTAAGAGTGAATCATTTGGCGAAGGCCGTACAATTACAACACAACATGCAGAACCTGATACAGAAGGAAACATTGCATGGTATGATGTTATGTTTGAGCACGGAATTGAAAAGCAAGTTCCTACAGATACATTAGAGATTCTAGTATCTGAGATGCACGGACATTCTAAAAAGAAAAAGATGTAATGAACGAAGATCTGCGCAAGTGGTTCAGTCAAAAATGGGTCCGAATGGATACCAAAGGAAACATTAAAGGTGACTGTGCTAGGGAAGACGGTGAAGGAAAACCTAAATGTTTGCCACTTGCAAAGGCTCAGTCAATGGATAAAGAAGACAGGGCTGCTGCTGCACGTAGAAAAAGAAGAGAAGATCCTGTTGCTGATAGATCTGGCAAGGGTGGTAAACCAATTAATGTTGCTACAGAAGAAGTCAGTACATCAGAACTGATTAAAAAAAGTCACAGCAAGAGAGGTTCTCCGGGTACGCTTAAGGCCAAGATAAATGGACCAATAACATTGGAAAAAGTCAGAGCATTGAAAAACAGAAATAATGCAACTACTTTGGATAAAAAGCAAGCTAACTTTTATATCAATATGCACTCAGAAGAATACCTAGAAGAAAAGAACGTCCCTACAAATCCAGGTCTTTGGGCAAGAGCTAAGTCACTGGCCAGATCTAAGTTTGATGTCTACCCATCTGCTTATGCAAATGGATGGGCTGCCAAGTGGTACAAAGGCAAGGGTGGCGGATGGAAGTCAGTACAAGAAGGAAAACAAATGAAGAGTCTCAAAGATATCATGTCAGAAGGTGTTGCAGTATCTTCTGACTTTAAATTAGTTAACTCTGTTAATGCAGAGGGTAAGCCAGTAACTCGTAAAGTTAGAGCTCACCGCAAAACTATCAGCCCAGAGAAGATGGAATCAGTGGAGAAGTCTGACGTACTGACTTCGATCCAGAAGTTTGTTGGCCGTCAGTATGATGAAGAAGTTGAGCAAGTTGATGAGATTGATATGAGCAAAACATTGGCTGCTTACAACAAAGGCAAACCAGAACATGCTCAAGCAAAAATCGACACAAGAACTTCTGCAGGGCGTAAAGCTGAAACTGAAAAGATGCTTTCAGCACGTGCTGCTGCTAAACCTAAATTTAAACCTCAACCAATCAAGCCATCTACACCTGAGCAACAGATGAAAAATCAAAATGATGCTATGGCTAAGTCTTATGCTAATAATAAGCGTGGTCAATATGTAGGTGACTCGGTTGAAATGAGTGGTAATCCTATTATTGAAGTTAGATCGGCTGCAGCAAGACTTCAACTAGCTCTTCAAAAAGCAAGAAAGCAACGTGAAGAAGAAGAAGCCAGAAAAGCTGCTAACGAGAAACGTGCTCTAGAACCTAAGAAGCAAGGTGTGGCGGAGGCTAATCTTTCTGAATTGAACAAAGACACAGTTTATTCTTACGCTAAAAAAGCGGATAAAGACCAAGATAAACAATCTACCATCACTGGCAAAGCCTATCTAGACAATGATCCAAAAACTGCAAACAAAGCACACCACAAATTTTCAATGCGTGCTGCTGGATTAGACCGTGCTGAAAAACGATTGAATAAAGAA